TTCATTGATTTTTTAGGTGTTGATATTGTGGTAACTGATATAATACTTACAGGTTCATTATCCAATTATAATTGGTCAAAATATTCTGATTTCGATTTACACGTAGTTGCCGACTTCAACCAATACCCAGAAAACCAAATTGAACTTTACGAGAAACTTTTTAATTTAAAGAAGATGATCTTTAATCAAAATCATGATATTACATTGTTTAATTATGAGGTTGAATTATATGTTCAAAACGAAACTGAAAGTCATTTTAGTAGTGGAGTATATTCTGTGTTATTTAATGAATGGTCCAACGAACCTAAAAAGGAAGACGTTTCTATAGATAAGGAATTATTGAAACAAAAATCAAAACAATGGATGAACATCATTGATGAATTAATTGATACGATCCAAGATGATGATGTTGAGACCGCAAAGGAAATGATACAAAAATACAAAGACAAGTTAAAGAAATTTAGAACTTGTGGTTTAGAAAAGGGTGGTGAGTTCTCAACAGAGAACTTAGTATTTAAGATTCTAAGAAGAAATGGGTATATAGGGAAACTACACGATTTGTCCTCTAAAATCATAGATGACAAATTATCCATGAAACAATAATTTGGTAAATCAATAAATAAACCTAAATATTGCTATATTTATATAGAAAAAATAATATTTAAAAAACAAATATACTATGGGAGGATTAAAACCTATTGGAAGTGAGAAATTAGAAGGTATGGACAAGATCCGTAGAATTATGGAAATTGCTAGATACAATGAAAATATACCAACACCAGTAAATGAAGACAAATCATCAGAATATAAATTGTCTTTGGCTGATGGTAACACATATGAAATTATTAAAGAAAGACAAGGTTACATTATTAAACAAACAATTTCTGAATCTGCTTCTGAATATATCGAACCAATGAAAAATAGAAAATATTTTTCATCTTATTCCCAAGCGTTGAAAAAAATGAATCTGATGGCAAGAGAGTTCAATCAGATACATGGGAATGACAGTGGTACTTCTTTGTTCGAACAAGAGGGCGAAAAAAAAAAGGACACTAAATACGTAATTCCTGTATCTAAAAAAACAGAAGTTGAGCCTGTAACGACTACAACAACATTACCTGTCGCACCTGCGGCACCTGTGGTTGCAGAACCTGCGGTGGCTCCTGTCACACCACAACCGATGGAAGAACAAGGAGACCCAACTGCACCTACACAACCGGCACCTGCTCCGGCACCCGCAGCGGCTCCGGCACCTGCACCTGATGCGGCTTTACTACCGGCACCTGAAGATGTTCCTGCACCTGAAGAAGATATGGAACCTGAGGAAGATATGTCAGTTGATAAAGAAGAAGAAATCACATTTAAAACAATACAAAAACTTACGGGTAAATTAGCTCAAAAAATTAGAACATATTCTTCTGAAGAGGAAATGAGTTCTAATGATACAAAATATATTATTAATTCTATTTTATCCGCACTTGATTTAACAACATTGGAAGAAGATGATGTTGAGGATATTATTTCTAGATTAGAAGGAGAAGAAGAAGGTATTGATGATGAGGAAGAAGGTTTAGAAGGTGAAGAAATGGATACCGAAGGTGAAGGTATGGAAGATGAAGTTACAGAACCTGATGCTGAAATGGGTGAAGGTTATAATAGTTTTGGAGAAGCATTTAATGACTATCTTGGAGCAGCTTACACATCAAAAATGTCCGATAATTTAATGAACGAATTTGAAGACGAGGAATATGATGAATATGAAGATGATTACGATTATCCAAAACACGGGTCAAGAGGAAAGATTAGAAACTACCGACATGATGATGAAGAAGAATCTTTTGAAGATCTTTTTATGGAGTCTAAAGTAGATAAAATCATATCAAAATATTTTGCGGTTGACAGAAATGAAAAACTATTAAAAGAAGAAAAACAAAACCAAAATTTAAAAAAAATTAACGAAAAAGAAGTTTATAGATTATCAGAATCAATTAAACAAGAAAGAGCATCTTTAAAGTTTATGGAACAAAATCCAAAAGCTATTTTAGTAGGTTCTACCGTTAAGAAAAATTTAGTTTTTAAAGAAGGTATTAAAGAATTTAGAATAACACCAAACGGACAAGTTATATGAATAATTTAATTTACATAAATGGTATGGGTCCAAATTATAAGGGAGACAACATTTATGAATTTATATTCTCAGACACGTTAGAAGTTTGGGGAGAAAATTGGGAGTCAAAACCTGCAAATGGTTACCCACTTCCTCCTGATGTTGAATATATCAAACGAGTTGGGATCTTAACTAACGGAGAAATAACATTAGAGTTGGTACAAGACTCTGATGTTTTTTCGGTTATAGACTCAATGGATGGTGTGTTAGCGTTAGGATGGGAAAAAGAAAATAATGATGTTGATTTCTCCATCACCAAAAGACTAGTTTTTAAATTTGGTGATTCAGAACAAGATGTTAAAGATAAACTATATGAACGAGATATCGTTCTTGAATTTGAAAAAAAAGTGGTATATGAAAACTAAAGATCACGTTTTAAATCTATTATCTCACGGATTTAAGTTTGACACTGTTGCGAGATTAAATGAATCTCAAGTAAGAGTGTTATCTGAAAAATTATTCAAAGAGAAAACTAAAGAAGTAAAAATAAAAGATTCTAAATTAAAAAATGAAATTAAAAATTTCATTAAAACACATTCAAAAATCAAAGATATTGACGAAAATATTAATGACTGGACTGATGAGGAATTAATTGATAAAATTAAGGGATACGCAAAACACGCTGATCGTTCTAAATATAATAAAAAAGCCAGTGATTTATTTAAGGAATTTGAGAATGAATCAAAAGGGAAAAAAGAAGAGACTAAGGAACAAGAAGTCACAAAAAAAACGACAACGACTTATGAGATTCCTGCTCAAACTGCAAAGACAACAGGCGCCGATATTGGAAATGTTAATATTAAAGTTGACCCATCTGGTATGGTTAAAGCAACTGAAATTGCCGAAGATGATGACACCGTAAATGTTGTTAATGATCCTGATGCCACAGAAGATGGTATGGGTATTTTTGAAAAATTTGAATCAAAATCACAACAAAGATTATTCTACTCAAGATGTGGGAATGGTAAAACAAAAACTGAAAAAAAATGGTGTAAATGGGCTAAAGAATTTTCTAAAGAAACTAATTACGAAACTACACCTGAGAAAAAAGAAAAAAATGAATCTGACGAAAAATTCATAGAAGAGAGTATCGTTAGGTTAATAGAAAAGAATGTTAATCCTAAAATGAGTAAAGGTGACTTAATTCGTACAATTAACGAAAAATCACAAGAATCGTCTATGATATTGAAAAACCCGTTAAAAAATACTATGTTTTCAAAAGAATCTGGAATTGAAATGAAACGTATGAAAAAACCAACAATGGGTATGCCGGTAATGGGTACAATGGAAGAAAACACTAAAGAGAAGGAAGCACCTGTAAAAGAACCAGGAATTAAGACTCCACCTAAAAGAAGAGATAATCCATTCAAAAACCCTAACCCTGGTACAAAAGAAAAACCAAGAGGAGAAAAAAAGACCAAAGATGAAATGAAGACGGATTTTATTGGTTTAATTAAACAGGCGTTAAATAAGAAATAATGGGAGAAAAAGATATAAAACGTTTAATTAGAAAAATTGTAACTGAAGCACCTGTAGATTACGGTGATTATCCTGAAAGAATGCATCCAAGAACTCAAAGTAATATTGAGGATCCTGAGAAAAATTTATACGGAAAAAATAAGGCGTTTAGAGGTGGAACATCTGATGTTGAAAAAATGACATCCAAAAGATTTAAAGATATTGTAGATTACGTTAAACGTTACTATGGTATAGTTGATGCAGAAGGTAGACCAAACAAAGGAATTAACATTACAGACCCAAGAGTTAAATACGGTATTCAAGTAGAACAAATGAGAGCCGTACAAGATGCAATGAGAATTGAAGGATCTAAAAAAGACGCATTAAAAGACTTAGCTTTAGAGATTGCTGCAAAAGAAGAAGGTTGGTTACCATATAGTAAAACTTTAGAAGATGCAATTGATGAGGGTATGATTGAAAAAGAAGATTCTAATGGTGTAGGAACGAAGTATAAATTTGAGTTTATTAATGTTGAAACATTTTTAAATGAAAAAAGAATCAATCCAAACCAATTCCAAATGGAAAAAGATGAGGAACCTGAATTTGAAATTCCCTCAAATTTTTCATTTGATGTGGATGAGTTAACACCACAAGAAGAGTTCCAACTTGAGGTTGAAAAAAGAAATGTCATTAATGCAATCATACAAGGAAAAGGGAAAAAAGGTCAATTTGCATTTCAAGCTTTTAAAGATAGATTAGATGAAATTGATGAACGTTTATATCCACTTTATAATAAAATTATGTCAGCAAATGATTTAATGTATTTTACTGAAGAAGATTTAATTGATTCAATGGGCGGAAATGCTGCTGGATCATCAGGTGTTGATGAAGATGGTGAAGATGAGGATAAAGATTTGGTAATTGCAAATGGAGTTATTTTTCCTATATTATTACATGAATTAGTTAAAGGTTTTGCCGCAATCCCAACAAGAGAACAATGGAGAGGTATGGATCCAGAAAGAGCTCAAGATGTAATGGGACAAACAGATGTATTCTCAAATGAAAAGATGCAATTTAGAGTGGGAGGTGAATTAATTACAAAATTAAGATTCCTTTTACCTGATGACTTAACAGTAAATGTTGAAAATAGAGATCTACTACCATTCTTTGAAAGATTACTTTACGCAGTTCCTGCTGAGGAATTCCTTAAAGAAATAATGGCGAATGTTGTTTCTGAAAATCCAAGTGATAACGATAAGGCTAAAAGAAAGTTCAACGAATTGTTAGTTAGAGCAAAAGAAGATTATAAAAAATATAAAGGTGATGGAGACGATGAAGACTATGAGGATGAAGATGATGATATCTTATCTAAATTAGGTTTCTAAATTAATCACAAAATACTTAAAACCCCCTTTTATGAAAATAACTGGGGGTTTTGATATTTATATAAAAAGAACTTTATGGGATTAACTAAAGAACAAGTAATGTTGGAATATGTGAAGTGTATGAAAGATACTCCATACGCATTAAAAACATATCTACAAACATACGACAACACCGTTTCAAAATATGTCCCATTGGAGTTATTTCCCGATCAGATATCATTACTAAAAGATTATGAGGATTATGAGGAAAATATTGCATTAAAGTATCGTCAGGCAGGTGTATCTACGGTAACAGGTGCGTGGATATCAAAGAGATTGGTATTCGCAAAGAAAACACAACCTGAAAAAATCCTTATTATTGCCAACAAATTGGATACATCTATGGAGATGGCGAATAAGATACGAGCTTTCGTGGACCAATGGCCAAGTTGGGTTGGTGCAGGATTCTCTAACGATAAAAATTCACAAAAACATTATAAATTAACAAATGGGTCTGAGGTAAAAGCGGTGGCAACATCAAAAGATGCCTTGCGTGGTTTTACCCCTACAATACTTGTATTTGATGAGGCGGCCTTTATTGAGGCTGATAGTGATTTCTGGGCGGCTTGTATGGCATCCTTATCCACAGGGGGTAAGGTAATTGTGGTTTCAACACCGAATGGTTATGATCCAATTTATTATGAGATATACGATCAGGCATTAAAGGGAATGAACAACTTCAAAATCTCTGAGATGTTTTGGTATCGAGATCCAAGATATTCAAAAGATTTATATTTGGTTCCAACAGAAGATTTAGTTAAATATCTTTTAAATAAAGAAGAACACGATGATAGTAAACATATATCATTTGCGCATATTGACCCATACCAAAGAAACTATAACGAATTAGATGAGTACTTCAAAAAAGGTTACAAACCTTGTTCTAGTTGGTATGAGAAAATGGTTAAGAAACTTAAATACGATAAGAGAAAAATTAACC